TTTGTCGCAGTCAAACCAACCACCTTCATTGGTGTAGTTTGTGCCCTCTTTATTAATACCGGGCTTAAAGACTAGTTTTTGTAATGGCATAGGTTATCCTAGTGCTGCAAGTGCTTTAGTAGTTTTGACAATTCTGTCATCTAAACCGATAAGACCGCCGTTAATACGTTTAGTTATTTGACCATGTTCTTGAGAATCAGCCAATTCGTTTAGTCCTTTTTTGTTCCAGAACCACCCGGCAGACATAGCAGCATGATTAGGCTCAACCAAAAGAGTAGGTTCATTAATAAGGTCAATGCCAATCGCACTTCCACATCGCTCATAATTCTCTTTGCCTGTTAACTGGATCAGACCCCTGCCTAAATATTTAGCAGCTTCTTCTTCGCTAGTATTGCCTAAACGTCCGTTGTATACCTTACCTGCAATTTTAGCCGGTTGTCGTGCGTATTGGTTGGCGGTTTGCAAATCAGAAAATCTAGAAGGCCAAGTCTTCATTAGCCCTTCAGCGCTGTAATTAAGGTTTTCTTGCAAAGTCTTGAAATTACCAGACTCATGAGCACACTGACCAATAAACGCTGCTTGACGCTTTGGTGTATTGATTTCATATTTATTAAAAGCAACCTGCAAAGGCTCCTCCCATTTAGGGTCAATACCAAGAACGGTTAGGGCATTACTTAGACTCATCTCTACCTTTTTTCATATCCATAATCTTCTCAAGGGTACGCCCACCAAAATAAAACGACATAATTAACATACCCCATTGACCTAGCAATTCTACGTAAGTTTTGTTAGTATTAAGGTCAAATGCAGACATCATCGCAAACACAAAATAACCTATAAGGATAGCAATCAATGTCATGGGACGAATGTTTTTCGATAGCCAACTATCTGAGCTCATATCTGCTTCTTGTCGCTTGGTCAATTCTTGAGCTTCTGCCGTATCAGCTGCTAACTCTGCTAGCCTTCCTTGTTGTTGTAGTTCTACCAATTTGGCTTGTGCTTCGGCTTTTGCAACTGGGTCGGGGATAACCTTATCCAGTATTTTCATTCCTACGCCGATAATATCGTCAATTCCAAACATAGTTATCCTTTAATATTTATAACCCCAAGTTAAATACCACGCAATTACGGCTGCTGCTGCAAAGCAATAAAATTGTACCCGCCTAACCGCTTTTAAATCGTGCTGGTATTCTTCGTTGTCTTTGCGTTGAAGGTTTTCAATATCCAGTTTAATTTTTAACACCGCTTCCCATTCTTTAGCACCGTGCTTTTTAACAAAATCAATTTTTAGTTTTGCCTCCTCATCGGAGATTTGCTTCTTATGCTTCCAAGATTCTAAAGCCTTGATTAATGCTTTTTCTTTCTTAAACTCTGCTTCTCGTCTTGCCCTAATTCGTTCATTAGCTTGCTTCTGGGCTACTTCTGTTGCATCATGTTGTGCCGCTTCTATACTTTTAGACAGCCCTTTACTAGCCTCCCGACTTGCATCTAGGCTTCCGCTAAGAGCCTTTACTCCTTCGGATATTCCATAAGGATCCGCCATGATTCACTTTATTTCGCCTTTTTAGCAACAGTTGTAGCTTTTTTAACAACGGGCTTACGTTTTTTTACGGTAGCTTTAGGTTTTTCTTCTTCGCCAACTGGAAAAGGCCATGCCGCTTCAATATTGACTTTACCAATCTGCATATCAATCTTTGGCATATAACCAAGTTTGTCAAACATCCATGTAATTAAAAACATTATTTCTCGCTTTCAGTTGTTTCTTGCACAGTATTTACTGGCATCCATAATCCCGTGTAATTCATTGGCTTGTTAATGTAACGAACTTGCATTTCTATTGTTCCGTCTGCTTTTTGTAAAGTACGAAACTCAGGACTGCTATTAGGATATATGCCGTAAGTCATTATGTAGTTGTAGTGCTTGTTGTAGGTAAAGTTGGTGGTATGAAAGCCGCAACTTCTCCAAATTCTTCAGCTTTAGCACGATTAAATAGTTCTACCCCATACGGCATAGGATCAAGAGGGCTTGCGCCAAAGGGCATTTCTTCAGAAAACTCTTTAAATTTAACAACTAAAGTTATAAAAGTATTTTCAGTATTTGACCATACAGGGTCTTTTGCATATTCAATAGTTAACATTTTATTCTCCGTTTATTAAGAAACACGACAAGCAAGACCATAATAAAAACCAGAGCCGTCATTTATGTAACCAGACATCCATTTCCAAGTACCAGATATAGTTCCACTACTACTAGTTGCCCATTGACTTTGTTGTGAGCCTAAAGATAATCCATAAAACTGGTTATAACCACCACCAACGGCTATATTTGCTCCAAAAGCTGGACTTACGTCTCCACCAGCTAGGTATGATAGTAAAGCATAACTTCCAACAGTATTATTAGTTGGGCAAGCAACCACTAGAGTTCCACTTGAAGTAATTGTTCCACCTGATAATCCGTTACCAGTAGCAACTGAGGTTACTGTGCCAGTTACAGTTGAAGCAATAGTAATAGAACCCGCACCGTTAGTAATAGAAATACCAGTACCTTGAGTTAAGGTAGCCTTAGTTAATGTGTTACCTGTGGTGTTACCAATCAGAAGTTGCCCATTGGTATATGTAGTTTGACCTGAGCCGCCGTTGGCTACACCTAAAGTACCTGTAACACCAGTAGTTAAAGGCAGTCCAGTAGCATTAGTTAATGTGCCAGAAGAAGGGGTGCCAAGAGCGCCGCCGGGGATAACACCCGCAGTTGTCTGCGTGGTTGCATCGTTAAAGGTTAGGGTTGTGCCCGAAGTTGTAATTGCCATTTGTTGCTCCTATTAAGGGGTAGTACCAGCTGCAACTGTCAGCAGCGATTTAAAGTTTCCAGACGAATCCATGCTAGCTACGTTGGTGCCGTTATAGCTAAAGTACAGCTTTGTGCCGCTTGGTGTAATAGCCCAACCACCAGTATTAGCAATAGCGTTTGCAGTTGCCGCATTTCCTGTTACGCTTCCAGCAACTGGGTTTGCAAAAGTAACTACCTGAGCATTACTAATAGAAATAGCATCTACACCGCTAGTCTGGAGTTTCATCGCCCCAGTAGTATCGGTAGTAATATTTAGTGCTGTTGCCGTTGTAGTTCCGGCGTTTAAAATAGTTGCCATATTAGGTTCCCGATGTAGAAGCTAGCAAATAGTAAACCGTGCCACCGATGTTGATAGCTACTTTATTAGTCACTGTATTAATAACCGATGCAGAAACAGCTGTAGAAGCCAAGGCATTACCAGAAACCGTTGGAAAAGTAATAGTCGGCGTACCCGCAACACTAGGTGCAGCTAAAGTTAAAGTACCACTTGTATCGCCAGTAATTGTAATTTGACCCATAATTTATCCTTAAGTTAACGCTACTTTTTTCCACGCCCCGTTATAGACGTAAAAATTGATATTAGTAGAATCGTAATACATTGGCACTTGCCCTGTTATTGCTGTAGGCACACCTGTTGGAACTCCTGCAGCTGCAGGAATATAAAAAAACCCACTTGTCATTGTAGTAGTACCCGCGGCTCCGTATGCGTTACCAGTAACCCCTAAAGTACCACCAACACTCATATTGCCTGTATCAGTTAACCCAGTAGCAGTTAAAGTGCCGTTTACTGTAAAGTTGCCAGCAGAGCCAGTTTGGGAAGAAAAGCAATCAGTTCCGTCATAATAGACTTGGGCAGTAACTCCGTTAGGGATAGATATAGTAGCGCCTGTAATAGCACCGATTGTAACTGCGTATCCACCAGAAGTAGCGTTTCTAATTACATACAGCTTTTCTTGGTTTGCGGGGATAATAATTTGACGCACTGCACTATTTGTTCCAGATACTACCAAAACTGCATTTCGTGCCTCGTCTGTTACACCGTTGTAGTTAGTCAGAGTGTAGTCGGCGTTAGACATGGTAATACTTTGAACGCCTGTAATAGCCTGTTCTAACAAAGTGCCTAGGTTATTGTTGGTCGTAGTACCCCAAGTACCGGACTGATCGCCGTTACCAATAAGCTCTAATTTAAGCGATGGTGAGTAAGTAGATGCCATGTTTTATATCCTATCCCTGCGAATTGTCAATCTGTACCCAGTTAGGGGTTTGGTCGTCCCCAATATTAGACCAAGTAACGCTTTGTGTGTTATTTATAGCTTGCCAAGTGACAGACTGATCGTCATTGATTTTAAACCATCCACGGGCAGTTGCCAAGTCTAATAGGCTAAAGGTTTCTACAATAGCTTGCAGGAAACTAGACTGTTGGGTACTAGAATCCGCCAAATTAGTGTTTTCTGTAATTGCTTGAAAAAATTGAGCTACTTGGGTACTAGAATCTGCGGGATTGAGGTTTTCAATAATACTAAACAAAACAACTAAACCAGCGGTATAGCTATCAGCCAAAGTCATGTTTTCGGTAATGCTTGGCTTAAACTGGGCGGCAATAGCTTGAACCTCTGCCAAAGTCATGTTTTCAGTAATACTAGAAGCAAACCGAGCCGCTATTGATGGGGTGTCAGCTAGGTTACTGTTTTCTGTTATTGCCTGTCCAAAAGCGCTTTGTTGCGTATTTGAGTCTTGGACCGAATTTATGGGTTCTGAACGAGATTGCAGTGCAGCAAAATATGGTACTGGGTCATCCGCTATTGTTTGATTTTCCGCTCTAGATACAGCAAATTGGGCTGCGATAACGGGAGTATCGGCAGGATTTACGTTTTCTGCTAGGCTTTGTAGGAACGTTGCTACTTGGGTACTTGAGTCGCCAGAAGTTATAGTTTCTGTTGCACTGCCAAAATAATTAACCCCAGCGTCATTTATTACATTTGCTATTGCATTGATACTTTCGGTAACTGCTTGGTTATACGCAAAAATTTGGTTACTAGAATCCGCTGCGTCTATGTTTTCGGTAAGTACGGCGGTAAAGGCTGTCCCTGCTAATGAAGCAAACGGTACTTGAGCAAAAGACGAGATTCCAAACATTATTAAATAGCGTTTACAAATGGGGTTAAATCGTAACCAGCATAGTAGTCACCTTTAGCAATGTATGCCCCTTTGCCATTGCTGTCATCTTGAAGAACAATAAGCTCTTTAATAAAGTCTTGTGGTGTCAGACTTGGATATAAAGCCATTATTTTTTCTGATAAATTCATTATGCTGCCCTTATCAAAGAACCGCTAAATGTTGAGTAAACTAAACCAGTACCAAGAAAAAGTTGAGAACTACCTGTTGCATTTATTTGACCAAATAATTCTAAATAATCAGTACTTCCATTCATGTAAATTACTTGAGATACAACAGTAGCTACAGACAAACAAGTTGGTACGTTAATAACTCCAGAAGCCGCAACATA